GTGCGACCGCGCTCAACGCCGTCGCCTCGGGTGCGACCGCGCTCAACGCTGCCTCTGCGGGCGGGAACCCGCTGGCGACGAGGGCTTCGTATGCGGGCATCGCCTCGGGTGCGACCGCGCTCAACGCCGTCGCCTCGGGTGCGACCGCGCTCAACGCTGCCTCTGCGGGCGGGAACCCGCTGGCGACGAGGGCTTCGTATGCGGGCATCGCCTCGGGTGCGACCGCGCTCAACGCAGGTGCCGTGGAGGCGGCTGGTATCCCGAACGGATTCGTCGCCAACCAATCCAAGACTGCCTGTGATGGTTGTCCCCCCTGGCTTAGCACATCTGCGGCCCACCCGGCGGGGGCCGATCCGGCCCCGCCTAAAAGCCAACTGATATTCGCCAAAGTTGGCGTGACACCGCTGGTTATGAGATCGTACAAAGCTCCGAGTTTGCTCCCGGCTGAAAGCGCCGAGGTGCCGAGGTCATAACCACTCAACGCACTCTGGAGTCCGGAAGTCAGACTGGTCCCAGCGGAAGTACCGGCTGGCAGATAGGAACTTCCCCCGCCGGGGAATCCCGTCGCGGCGCTCGTGCCCGTTCCCGTGGCACTCGTATCCCCCGTCCCCAATCTGAAGAAAGCAGCAATCTGGGGATTGGATGCCATGCCAGCCAAGGCAAGGGCCAGCTGTTCGGGGTCGGTGGTCTTCTTTGCCTCCGGGGTGGGGAACCCCGCCGTCTGCGAACTCTGCTGACCCAGAAAAGTTTCCTGAAGGCTTGCCATGATTTTCCTGTTCAGGTTTCCCCGCGCACCGTACCCAGTCCATATAGGGTGCGCTGGGTCAGGCCCGTATAGGCGTACTCCCACGGATGCGTGAAGACATACAGTTTCTCCGGCGTCAAGGTCGCCCCCTCAAGTTGCCGCTTTTCCCAGATATATGTCGCTTGGTAATGACCGGCGACAACGGTGTCTTGTGTAGTCTTGTAACCAGGACCCGCCAGAAAACCGGAATTGGGGTGATCGCCCGTCGCTGTGAACGCGAACCCCTCGGTCAACGCCCCGTCAAAGGCGTAGACCGGATTTCCGGTGAGGACCTCGCCAGAAGAATTCTCGTACTTAGGCGCAATGACCGTATCGTACAGGGTAATGGGTCCGCGGAGGCCCGTCAGTTCGTCAATCCATTGGACCAACGTACCCAAGGCCCAGTTGATTTCGGCAGGGTTATTGCTCGACACCTGGAGAGCCCCGCGTGTTTTGGACTCAGCCATCAGCCACCTCCATCGGCATGGCATAAGTCGTGGTCCCATAGATCACAGCCTGACCCGTCCCCGAATACGTCCATCGTTTTCGCCAACGATAACCCTGGCTGTTCGCTGGGAGACGAATAGGGGTTGGTCTCCGACTTGTGGGGATAGCGCAGGAATATTTTGTCGCCCCATCCACGTAGAACGTTACCCCGAAACTTCCACCGTCCAAATCCTCACCTATGGAGTGATAGAGTTTCCGCGCCATCGGACCCGTCGGACTTTCCGCCGTGACGTGGGCGTAATCTTTGCTATCCACGGTCATCGCAATGTCCACGCCGCCATCATTGTTCCCGGTTTCTAGGCGGTGGACAAAACCGTCGTGGCCCCCGGCGACCAAGTAGTCGGTGTCCTCTTCTTGGCCTAAACTGGCCATGGCATGATCATAGGCCTGCCAGCGGTCGGTGCCGATCTTGTTCACCCATATTCTGTTTGGGGTCGTGGAATCGCCGTCTGCCACCGAGGCGTAAACCCTGCGCTTCCATACTCGCAGACTGAACTTGCTGGCTTGGTCGAAACTGATCGGCGAATATCCGTTGACGCTCCGACCCTCGAAGAGCGGTTGGATCGGTCCCGATATCTGTTCGTCGGCTGCGAAACCATTGGTCTTGTAGATGCCGTCTGTGGCTAAGAAGTAGATGCCATCCTCACCGATATCCGCCGCCGCCCAGGCCGGACAACCCCGCTTGCTCGGCGTCTCCTGAGCTACGAAGGGCGTAGTGCCTGTTCCCATCACCCGATATTTCCTGGCTCTCGCAAAGACAACGTTGATCCCGCCATAGGGGAGGGCGCATTGAAGTGGATCTTCGGGGGTCCCGATCTCCAAGAAGTTCGCTGTGGGGACAACCTCCGGCTGGAACCGCTTTGTGTAGTAGAGATAGTGCGGGTACTTTGGGTCCTGGCAGAGCCACAACCGGCCCTCCCACGGTGGAGAAACATACCCGCAGGCCGGCGGCGGATCGTTGTCCGTCGCCAGTTCCGAGCCAAGGGCATCGTCCGCTTGGCTGCTCGTGGCTGTCTCCGTGCCGTTGGCGATGTCTTGGTCCCAGTAGTAGTTGGCCCCGTCGGCTATCGTCCGGTAGATGCGAATGTGTGTCACCTGCCCGTCCGAAGAGGCAGTCATCCCGGTGATAGCAAGACTTTGATTCGCCAAGGTCTGTGCGGCGCTCGCAGGAGACGGATTTGATTCGCAGATGACTGTACTGCCGACCTTTCGGCAATATGTGAATTTGACGTGGTACACCCCCGTCAGTCCCGTGCCGGTGGTTCCGACTCCAGGTGTCGCGGACGGCGCCGTAATCCCCCAATTCCAGAGATTCGTCCCATCGTCCTTATACATGCCGTTGGCGTCAGCCACAAAAGCCCAAGTTGACGTGTCATTCAGCGGCCGGTATCCCTGGATCGTAGTCACGAGATTATCGCTCAACCCGGTCCGGATTGACGATCCGGCCCGATATAGAACTGTGCCGGCCACTTGGTACCGGATACTGTTGACCCGAGCGACTCTTCGGACCACAAGATCAGATAATCTGTTGGTGATAAGGGCCGACCGTCCCCGCCGAACTCTTATGGTCCCCAACTCAAGGAAGAGATCGGCGTTCATCGCGTAGGCCAATTCATCCTGTTCCAAGTCAGTTCTTTCTCGGTCAAGACGCACACCGGACCAATGCCGAATCTCCTGCGGGATCATCGGATCACCGGGTACGCCGATGGCAGGCGCAAACCAGGTTGCCTCAACCGAGTCGGCTGCATTTTTTCGGCCTGGTAGGTTCGCCCAATCATTGCAAATCTGCCAAGTTGCCTCAAAAAGTTCAATCCCAAGATGAACCGTTGCGAGAAATGCTCTGAAAGTACAGAATTATGTCCTTCCCCTTCTCGACCGAAGGCTTTTGACAAGGTATAAAACCGGAGGGATTTCGAGAATTGGCTTGGCAGGAGGTCGGGACTGTCGGCCTCGGTCAGGACTGGGGCTGATACGGCGTAGTCCATGAGCAAATTGCCTTCACTGCTAGACCAGTACCGAATGGTTCCAAGCGGCTCGTAGACTGGAGAATCTTCAGATTCCAGTAGGTACTGTCTTTCACCTTCAGCCGATCTGACTATTCCCAATCCTGGTAACGTTCGCTCGGGGAGGCCAGCGCATCCACTCTCCCAGGGATAGGAGAAAATGTAGTCAGATTCGGCAGTTAGAGTGGTTCCTTCAAGTTGTTCCTTCTCCCAAGCGTACATCGCTTGGTAATCTGAGGTGCCGGTAGTGTCCTTGGTGAGTTTGTATCCCGGACCCGGTAATAGGCCAGAGTTCGGATGGTCTCCTGTCGCCGTGAAAGCGTACCCCTCTCCGAAGGAACCGGCGAAGGCGTAGGTGCGGTCTCCGTTCCACGTCCGAGGCACGCCAAGGCCCTCCCCAGCCGCCTCGATGCTTTGAGCGTCCTCCGTCACCGACTCGTAGAGTCCGAATTGTTTCACGTCTCCTAAGTCGCCGTGATACCAGGTCGGCGTGCCCGCCTGCGTCTCCCAGAGGCCGCTGTGGTCGTCCAGTTCAGCGGGCGAGGTCGGATATACCCTCTTGCCATCAAATGCCAGCCTGTACGTCCGCAGGTGGCCGTCAGGGCAACTGTAGCGGTCGGCACGGTCAACGGTAAGAGAGTAAAGACGTTCCCACGCCTGGCTACAAGCGGCTTCGCCATCCGCAGGTATCCCACCGGCCAAGTGTTCGATTTCCCATCGGTGGGTGCATTCGTACCCGCCCTCAGTCATCGTCGCCCATGTCCATTGCCGGTCCCTGCCGGAATGTTGCTGCCGCTCCCATGGATGTGTAATGACGAAGGGATAGCGTGGCGGGGTATCCAAGCAGAGAAGGGCGCGAATCGCCGTGGTTTCGGTTAGGAGGCGCTTGTAGCCGTCGTTTAGGTAGTCCAGGAGTTCAGCGCGGGACCAAATCGTACCGTCGTCGTGGAGATAGACTTGAGCCGCGTCAAGAATTGCCGCTGCCGTGTCCATTGCCGCCCCGATGCTGATGTTCCCGATCCGGGGTCCTCACGGTCAGGAGTGGCTGTGCCTTCCCGGCCATCCGTGTGAGAGCCACCCACACTTTCATGGCTTCCTGAACCTCGCCACCGCGAATCAAGCCATCATAAAGTCCATATTGGACCAGGATTTCGTGATGTTCTGAGGGAAATTCCGGCACTCCTGCATCGTGAAGAAACTCCTGCGGCCACGCCAGATAATCCACCCAGAGGACCCCGCGAGATGTAACAGGCTTCGGGTAGATGCCGAAGCGGTCCCACCCGCGAGGAAACCAAATCCACGGATCGCCCGTCGTCCTCTCCCAGTTGATGTCGTACTCGTCCAGTTCGGTTATAGTCCATGGGTCCAGTGCCCGGGCATTGGCGGTGGAGTAGAGCCGTGCCGGCATGATGGCATCCGGTGCGTAGGGCGAGAGCCGGTAGTACGTCCAGTATGCCCGCACGGGAATTCCCACGCGGCGCCGGATGGGCGTCCCCAATTCCGCCAGAGTCTCCTGCGCTTCCTCGATGACGGTGTTCGCCTGCGCGGCTGGCAGGAAGACCCCGCTCGGGTCGTTCAGGGATCGCCAGATGGCTGTGCGAATCTCAGCCCGGGTCATCGCAAGAGTGCCGATCGCTTGATCATTTTCAAGATAACCTGGAACGCTCCCGCCTGGAAGGCGTTGGCCTGAAACGTCATCAGCGCACCCATGGGGCGCGACCGACTGCATTGGGTCGCCGACCCTCCTGAACCGCGTGGACCGCCTCGAGGGCGACCGCCAATTGCCACGAGAGAGTTTCGAGCCGATCCGCCACCGTCGTTATCACTCCCATGTCGCGTTGCGCCTTCGCTTGCTCATCCCGGACATAGGCCGCAAGGAATCTCGTGATGATTCCCGTGTCGGTAACAACTTTCTCAAGTTCTCGCCACTTCCGGGGCCATGCCCATGCCTCAATCCACGCGCGGATAGACATACACGTTGCCGCCCGAAATTTGTGTCAGCCGCAACCCGTCTGGGCAATGGATGCCGGATGCCCCGAAATTCCCACCCAGATAGGTCTGCGTCGAATCCGTGGATGCCGACCAGATCGGTTCTCCGGAGGCGGGGTCGTTGAGGGCCACCCGGTCGCCGCTGGTGGAGTTGGCATCCCAGACAATCGCCAGGACTCGGAGTCCATGTTTGATCGTGTCCCCCGCCACCGAGAGAACGATAGACCGGTCGAATGGTTGCATTGGCTTGCCGGGTCAGGCGCCCCGGCGCACCGCGCTGTCCCCGAAATTCGTCAGTCCCAGGTCCCCCCGCGTACCCATCCGGTCGGCGGTGACTGGATCTATGAAATGTACCTCATCGAACCGCCAGATGTCCCGCGTCCCAGTGGCGAAGGCATCAAACGGGAGAGGTTCCAGATAAGTCGTCCCGTAGTCATCGGTCACTCGGCAGATCGGCTGGATAGCGTACCGCTTTCTACCGTCGTTCCCCGGCAGCACCTCAATGAAAAGCGTCCGATGCATCTTCTCTGCTTCCCAAGACATTTCATTTCTCCTTTACGAATAACAGGGGCTTGTCTGGCGCATTGACCCATCCGCGCCTGCGGAGATCGTGAGCGATCCGGTGAGGATTGTATCTGATGATATGCTGTGGTTCGTCGTCCGACTTCAAACTGTAGAAAGTGTCGCAGAGCATCCACCCTCCCCGGCGGATATTGCGGTCAATCCAATCAAGGAGACCCTGCGGGTCCCAGACGTGATCGAAGACGGAAATCATCACGAGGCCATCCGCGGTTTCCGGGAGATTCGGGGGGACGGGATTCTCGAACTCAATGGTCTCGGCCTCTACCTGGTGCTTTTTCAGCCGCCATCGCAGGAATTCCAACGTAGGGGCGTGGGCGATGTCCAAGGCTCTCACGCGGTATCCCGCCCGGGCCATTGCTAGTGTGCAATAGCCGATGCCCGCGCCTAAGTCCACGATGCGTTCACCGGGTTTCGCAACAGAACCGATGTCGTTTATCACCCAGTCGCGGGCTTGATCGTAGGCCAGGTTGTACCGGGCTAGGTTCAGGACATGCCAATTCCCGGAGGACTGATAAAAGTCGCGGACGCCCTCCCAATCTTCTCTTGGTTTTTCCTTCCACCGGGTTTGTCGGGCAATCGGTTCTGAGGCTTTGTAGAGTTCGGACTCAAGTTGGAGATTGTCGTAGCCGAAGTATTCTTTCAAATCCTCCCACAACTCCTCGTTGACAAGTCCCAGTGTCCGGCTGTACTTCGGAATCGTGTGACTGCCTACGATCTTGGCTTCCCCGACATGGCCGAGTTCGATGCTGGTATCGACCCAAAGATCCACGCCGGCGTCATGGAGTTGCTGGCAGACGTGGACATCGGTGCCCACGATGCCATCGATCCAAAAATACGGCTGCGGAATCTTCCGGAAGACATCCACCTTGAACAGCATACAGCCGCCGCCGATCACGCCATCCAACTTGTAGAGACCCCGATTGACGATCATCGGATCGAAGGGGTGAAGAAAATCTATCCCGACCAGTCCGTCCTTCTTCGTGTACCGCTTCATCAGAACCGGATGGTAGGCCCCGCCGCGCTGAAAATAGAGCGCTCCAAGAACGTCCTTGTCGTGGGCCGCCATCCGCTGAAAGAGGTCTGGCGGGGCGATCATGTCGTCATCCAGCATCAGCAACCATTTGCATCCATTGATGATAGCCAAGTCCACGATGTTATTCCTGGCGCGGAATTGCTCACGCTTGATGACGATCTTGAGAAGAAATTCAAACTCTGGACATCTTCGGCCACAGTTGTAGGCCAGTTCAAAGAAACTTCCCTGAGCCTCGGGGACGACGCCGTGGAATCCCGCAACGCCGATCAAGACCTTCGGCTTGTCTTGCTCTTCGGATTCCGATCTTGCCTTTGGCTTCAGTCCACCGAATACGCTCATTCGCACTCCTTTCTCCAGTAGCCGGAGGCCCAATCTATCTTGCGAATGGGCGCATGAACATGATGCAAGGCACGAAAATCGTCCACGGCCCGCTGTGAGTTGACAATAGCGAAGTAATCATCAGCGATTATGTACCCGCCAATCGAGACCCGATTGTAGAGAGCTTGAAGTGTGTCCCAGGTAGACGCATAGAGATCCCCGTCAAGTCGGAGAATGGATAAATGTTTCGCAGGGACCTTCGCCAATGTATCCTTGAAATATCCGCAGATGAATCTCACCTGGTCGTCATCGTACCCATAGGCGTCAAAATAGCGCCGGACTTGGGCGTTGGATGTCTTGAAATATGATTGTTTGTGTAACTCACTGTTGTCATCTATGGGGAACCGCGGATCGGGCGCAGGGAATCCATCATCGAAGGAATCGCAGACGTAGACGATCCGGTCTCGACAACCAAATACATCCAACAACGCCCGCAGGTAAATGCACGCCCCGCCCCTCCATGCGCCCGCCTCAAGGAAATCCCCGGCTATATTTTCCAGGAGGACTGTTCGCACCGCTTTTTCTAACTGCTCAAGGCGGACTTCGCCAACCATCGTGATCGCCCCCTCAATCCTGGCGCTGCCCGCGAGCACTCGCCGCACTTCCGCCTGGTGATTCTGCGAGTATTCGCGGACCATGTGGGGCGGCCCAAGATTCATCAGGTTCCACCGGAGATGGGCAAGGTATCTTTCAGCGATATCCATCCTGGCTGGAATCCCGTTCTTTCTCCAGCGGACCGGAAGAAGATTCATCGTCCATTCCGAGAGAATAGCGGGCGAACTGCGTCCCGTTCTCTGTCATTCAGACGATAACGGCCAATCTTCAGACCGATGATCTCCCACCACGTGAGAGTGCGAGCGCCAAGGAGCCGCCGCGTCCCGCAGGTGCATCCGCCTTGCTGGACCTGGCCATGAGTTACCAAGGAGTAGCACCGCTGGCATCGGAACCAACGGGGGACGCCGGAAATCTCGTCCAGTTGAAGGTCCGCGCACGACCGCCAGCCTTCGTGTCTCCATCCCGTTTGGGCTTTGACTTGTAGTCCGAAACTCATTTTATTCCCCAACGGAACCAGGTGGTCAAAGGCCTTGACGAAGACGTTTCCAACCGGCTTTATGATGGGGAGCTTGCGCCACCGTTCGGGCTCCCCGTGCTCATCGGCTGTGGCCGCCTCGCCTAAATCACAAACAGCGCACGAAAACCTTTCCAACCCACGTCGTGGCGCTCGTAACCTTCGCCGCCGTGTTGGCTGGGACGATTCCCTGTCCCACCGGGAATAGATGGTACGGCTTGACGGTGATGGTGGAATGGCAAGCCTGGACGGCGAACCCGGAAGTCTTGCACACCAAGACGCTTCCGGAACTGATCTTGGAGGTCACGAGTCCGCTGCCCCCGGAACATCGGGCACCGTTCCGATACCCCCAAATCTGGATCAGCCCGTAGTCGCCATGGGCGATGGGTTCCACGACCACCCCGGCGACACTATAACGAAGTTCCCCGCCGGGCTTCGTGACAGCTACGCCGTCTCTGTCCGTCACGTTGTCCCACGCTACCCACTGATTCGCCGCAAGGGACGCCGTGCTGTAGCTGTTTTTCACGATCAAGAAGATGCGTTCTGGGTCCGTGCGATTCACTCTCTGAAGCAGCAATTTAGTCTCCTCCGGCGTTGGATTTTGTGACTGACGCGGGACTCACGCCGTTTTGTTGCCAACGCCACTATGGGGAGTGTGCCACCATAGGAGTCCGGGCATCTTTCCCCAGGTTGTTACTAACTGGTGATGCTCTTGCTGATGCCGTACAGCACGCCTACCTTCCGCCGGTTACTGACGCAGTGAGCACCCATAAAGTCGATGATGGCCGTGCTCACGCCCACCTGGTTTTCCGGCTGGACGAAGGGGGACATGCTGAAATTGGCATCGTTCGCCACAACCAGTTCTACGTAGTCGCTGTTGATCCCGAAAACCGTGTCAACGGTCATGCTGCCGACCGCCGTGCCTTGGCCATCGCTGTCGAGGATGGCGTTGGTCTCGGTATCCGGAACCAGTTCGTCCCAGATGAACACCGCGCCCTTGACCTTCAGGTTCTCCGCTCCGTTGAGCAGATTCACGGTGTCCATGTCCACGTACCGTTCCTGCGATTGCAGCGAGTTGTGGTAGGTCTCAAAGGCCGCCTGACCGCCAAGGAACAGGTCGGGAGCTTCCCCGCCGTCTCCGTGGCACAGGTCGTTGTAGAACTTATACAACTCGGCCTTGAAGCCCGCCCACGTGCTCGCTGTGCTACTGGTTGCGACGTTCCGCCACCAGGAACTCGTGTTCCCGTTGATGTTCCCGATGGAAACCGACCTACTGGCGTTCGTGTCGATGAGGGCCGCCAGAGGCAGGGGTCCGCTTGCCCCGGTGTTCTTCTTGCCAGTGATGGCCTGGAATTGACCGGAGGCGCTTGATGCGGTGATGTGTCCCTGCACGATGGCCCTGGAGAAGAGATACCGCAGGGATTTCTCGGCCTGAGTGATCTTGGCCTTGAGCAAGTCGAATTTCTTGTCCCCGCTGTTCTGAATCTTCTCCTTCTTGCTGATGGTCACGGATACGGCCAGTTGCGACCAGTCGAACAGGGCGGAAGTGATTCCATCCTGGGGCGATGTGTCCACAACATCGTATCCGGCCACTACGTCTGCCGTGGTGTTCAGGGCGTACATCAACGGGATCTGGACCTGATATCCTCCGTCCCGATAGGTGATGCGCCCCCTGGCGTTCAAGTACGCCAGGTATTTCATCCCTCTGACGATGTTGTCCCGTAACTTCCCCAGGTACAGCCTGGATGAAGCGGTTAGGACAGCATCGTAGGTGTCGGTATACGTTGCCGCTGGCATACGTTGTCTCCTTACACCCGCACGTTCTGACGAATGAGGTCCCAGGCCTCATTATTCGTCTTCGTCTTGCGGATGCGTTCCTCAAGGTTGCTGGAAGTGCCGCGAGACCCCGAGGACGTGACACTCTTCGCCTTCGCCGCTTGGGCGGTTCGCTCGATGGCTGTCTGCGTCTCCTCGTTTCTGGCCTTCTCGCCGGCCACGAGTCGATACAGGAGTTCGAGTTTATTTCCCCATCGGTCATGGCGGAGGGCCGGGCTTTTCAGGAATTCCACCAGGTCCACCATGTCATCTTCAGCCGCGTCCCAGCCGGGATGTTTCTCGGTGAGATCCGTTTCTGCCGCCCTGTAATTCTCGGCGGCGCGTGTCTCGTTTTCCTTTACCCGGTCCTGTTGCATCGGTTGGATGAACGACTGGTAGATCGCAAGGTCTCGCTGGTAGTCGCCGGCAGCCAGGGACTCAGCCATCCATTGAAGTTCGGTCGGCAGAGTCGCCCTCCGTACCTGGACATATTGCGGCGGTACTTGAAGCGGCTGTTGCCCCGTTACCCCGCCGGATTGGCCGGTTTGAACTGGTTGGTACTGGCGAAGAACCTGTGCCCGGTACTCGGGATCCGTTTGAAATTTATCTGAGAACTCGGCCTTGCGGCGGATCTCCGCGAGGTCCTGCGTCTTCTTGGTATAAGCGGCCTGAAACCGTTTGCGGAGGGCCTTAGCTTCTTTCTGCAAGTCGGCAGGAAGCTGGCCGATCTCCTCATCGGTCATCAGCCGCAAGTCGTCCCCTTCCGTCTCCTCTTTCGTGGGTGCGACGGTCTCCGTGGGGGACATCTCGGTGGTCTCCGCGCCGGTCTCTCCGGTCTTGAGGCCCTCGGTTATCTGCTCGTAGGTTTGTCCAGCCGCTTGCGCGGTCTGGGCCGTGGCAGAGCCGGACGCCTCCATCCCTACGTTGCCGGGTTGCTGCAACTGAATCGTCATGTCTCCTCCTCAGTATCCGAGTGCGGTTCGGATGCTACGTTTCTTTTTTCGCAATGGTAATGCCGAGACGTTGACCCCACGAAGGCGGGTTTTTGCCTCGGCTGCGCTGAACCCCGGAACTTTCTTCTGGCCCCCGGCTATCGCCCCGAATAACCTCGCCTGAGCTTGACTGGCTGGTGCTGGCATATAGGGCCTCCAAGTGCTCTCTGAATTCCGCTAATTCCGTTGATGGATTCCAGAGTCGCCATGCGATGATCTCTAAAAGAAACTTCCCGTAGGCGTCCATTTATCGCACGATTTTCAACCTGTACCAAGTGAGGTCCTCCATTAGACGGCCCCCAACTTCGCTCCTTCGAGCGCGGCGATGCGCTGGTGGAGCGCCTGGATGGACAAGGTGTGGTAGCCAAGCATCGTGGTCTCGTTCAAGCACGGCGTCTGCTGTCGCCCGCAATTCTTCAGGAACCAGTCGTGGCGGTCGAAGCCGACGATGCCTGTGAACACGGCGGGCTGATTGTCCGCGTCCAGGTAGCTGTTGTCCTTGTACCGGAAGTCGTACACCTTCGTCGCCAGCACGGCCCGGAGCGCCTTCGTCGGGTCGTCCCACTGGCGCAGGATGTCCTTGGCCTCCCACCAGCTTGTCTGGTCACCGACGACGGTGCCCGCAAGATCGTTGGCCCCTGTAGGGTTGTCGTTGTAAATGCGGACCTTGCCAGCGCCATCTGGCCAAAGTCTGTAGTTAGTGTCCCAACGATTGAGCAGAGATATGAAGCCTGCTGCTGGCGTAGAAGTGTTAGTATTCCGTCCCAGAATGAAGGTCATGCCCGTGCCCGTACCATTATCAAAGCTTGGAGCGAAAATGGCTATAGTCCGACTATACCCGCCAGCTGTGTTATCCAAAAAAGACAGTACAGTTGTTCCGTTGTCTCGTAGGTTGACTATAGGTGTTGTCGGACTCGCCGCCGTGTCCACGACGAGGCCGATGGTGCTCGTTGAGCCTGCCTTGACGTGCAACTGCCCGGCGATGCCGGAGGTGAGGCCGATGCCGACGTTGCCGCCGCTGCTTATATAGAGAGAATCAGTCCAGGCAGGAAGGGCGCCCGCGCCTTGGGATTTGAGAATCTGACCGGACGCAACGGCGGCTATCTTCGATAACGTCGTGGCCCCGCTTGCCACGATTAAATCCCCAATCGTGAAACTCGTTAGGCCGGTTCCGCCGTATCCAGGAGTGATCGCAGTTCCCTGCCATATTCCAGATTCGACAGTGCCAAGGGTGAATGGCCATTCCTTTTCGACTCCGAGATCATCCAAAAGATACTGTTTGTTGTCAGACTTTCGGTAAATTCGCGCCGTTCCAGATGCCGGAGTGGCCGGGGATGACCCCTGTTCGATTAGATCGAGGTAATTGACCGCCCCGAGTTGAGTCAGGTTGATCTTCGTCAGGGAAACGACCGATCCATCGGCCAACGTAACGACATCGGTGCCGCTTCCAGTCGCTAGATCCTCTAGGTAGATTTTGCCAAATTTTATAGTCTCAACCATTCGGGGCCTCCGGCGCTTTCTTAACTTTCTTTTTTCTCATCAGTTCAAGTTCGCCTTGCAATGCGGCGAGTTGCCGCCGTAACAGAAACAATTCTACTTCCTTGAGACCGATGATCTGCACAAGTTCCGCTGGCGTGGTTTCCATCTTCAACCTATGCCCAAGAGCCGGGCATTCCCCGCTTCTCGCCTACTTCTTCAAGATGGAATTGTTTCATCAGTTTCCGTCGCTGTTCCCAGGACGTGATGACTTGAGGTTTCCCGTCCGGTCGAATATTCATATCCACTCGGGGATGGTCTTCCGAGAATGTCTTGGTAAGAGGCACCGGCGCGGACGTGATCTCGATGGCCAGGCGATTGCCGCAATCCGGACAGACCGGCATGTCATTCGGCTTCGGTCGGTGATGGAAAAACTTGTCCGGTCGCCGAAAATCGCAGTTAGGACAGCCCAGGTCGTAGAGCGGCATCAGATCGCCCTTCCTGTGATCGCCTGTGTCCCGCCAAGAAGAGAGGCAATCGCCGATCCTGCGATTCCGGCGCCGCCGGGTTGCGCCCCAGGCGGCGTCCCGCCGTTTCCTCCGGGGCCGGCGTGTCCGGCCACGCCCATCTTGGCTTGAAGCATTTGCTTGGACAGGGCCACCACCTCGTCAATCAGGGTTTCATCCACGGTCTCGAATTTCTCCATCGTGGCCCGCACCAATGCGGGGGACATCATCAACTGGGGGGCCGCGCCGAGCACACCCAGGAAGTCCACCCACTGCTTGCGCTCGACTTCCAGGTTCCTGGCCCTGGCCGATCCCGGCACCACCAGGACCTCGGCATCGAAGTCCAGTTCCTCTTGTGAAACCTGATCCCACTTCTCGTTGCCGAGAAGTTTCACGATCAACTCATGCAACTGCGGCGTCTGTTGGACGACGGCGGGTTGGAATCCGTGCGCGATGAGCCACTGGTCTACATCCTTATTCGTCAGCCCCCGCATTTTCACCCACATGCGGAAATTCATGTTCTTCCGGAGGAGTTTCAACATCTTCCAACCGGCGGTGGCGAGCCAATCGTTGATGCAGTCCTGCTTTTTCATATCGCGGAGGTTGCCGGACTTCTCCACGAATGACGCTTCGGTCGCCGTCCCTCCTTCGGGTGCAGCCAACCTTGCGCCCGTTTGGCCTGTAATGATCCGCCATTCCGTTTGGAGTAAGGGGATCACGCGCACCAAGGCGTCGTTCATCCCGGCCTTTTGGATCGGCATCGGAGGCTTGGTCGTGTTTTGAACCTTCGCCAGACCGTAGACCGCCCCCTTGGTATATTTGAGGATTTCTCCCTCGTCGGGGAATGTGCTCTCGTCGTATACTTCCTTGGGCAAACCCCGCTCAACGTGCTCCCGAATCAGGTAACGGGACTTGTTGTAATCTTCTTGCGGTTGAATCCAATCCGTCGTCGGCGGCTTGGGCCATGCGGAAGGATCAGGTCCGGTGATCGGAATATAGGAAAGAATTGAGAAGGGATGATCCTCCAGGCCGGGCGTCGTATCATCATCATACAAGAAATCGTTAAAGGGCTGCGCGTCGGCCAGGATGTATGTCTTGCGTTCACGGATGTCATAGCATACAAAGAGACGAACGAACCCCTCGTCTGACTCCTTGCCCCCTGGAAACTGCTTGCCGGACGCCGATTGATCGCCCTTCTTCTTTTTGAACTCGGTGGCTACGAGCAATTTCTTGTTGTCGTTGAATTTCGGCTCCTCTTTCGCCTCCTCCAACGGCATTAGGACTTCCTTGCCGATCCACCGCCATTTCGCCCGATCTGGACCCATCTCGTCGTCGAGGAGGAGCAGGGCGGCATCCACCCACTCGAACCGAAAGGTGTCGTCGGAGAGGTAGCGGTTCGGTTGGAGCAGGGGTTTTCCGTCTGAACCCACGGCGGGGATGTTTTGCCCAGCCATGGGATGCGGGATCGGGGACGGGGGGGGAAGCGCGGACTGCATCCCGGGCATCGGGCCAACCGGAGGCGGCTGCGGCAAGGTCTCGGGATATCGCAACGGCGATCCGTCAGGACCTTTTTGCCATATCGGCTGCCCCGCCTCCGGATTGTCCACGAATTTCGGGTCGTAGACGGCTTCGATGCAACCTAGGCGGAAATAAGATTGCATCACGGCGAGCGTGCCCGCCTGTTTGAGATTCTGATCTTGGCGGGCGACTGTCTCCAGGATCGCCTCGGCGGCGCGCGCCCGCAATTCTACGCCCGGCTCACTGCGTGGTGTCGGACGGACGAACCACTTCGGGTCCTGGTAGAAGAGATTCGGGAGGTCCGTGTCGATGGCCGCTGCGAAATGATTTAGGACGAGCGCGGAATCCCTGGACACCGCGTCGTCCCATTGCTCTCCGAGGAAAAACTTCTCCAATTTCTCGACGTGGAATTTCTCCTCCCACGCCTTCCGCGCATCCTGCGCCGCGGCGATCCGCCGTTGCCACTTCCGGTACTCAGACAGCGAATCGCCATCCTTGCGGCCGACGCTCGCCCGCTTCGCCGTCGTGGCCTCGTCCTGTCCCGCCTTGCTCTTCCGCGCCATGCCCCCCCGCCAAAAAAAGCCCCCATCCCGCCGGAAAGGCGACATGGGGGTCGGTGCGTGCCGGTGATCCCGAAGGATTATTTCCGGTCCGCGGTCAGTTTCTCCTTGAATTCGGCGTTATCCACCCGGCCCGCGCTGATATTCAGCGAGACCTGACCCGTCTTGCGTTGCTCCAGCCATTCCTTCAGGCGGAGGAAGATATTCTGGGGAATGGCGTCGCCCATCATGCCCCCACCGAGAACGTCCGCGTCCCCATTCCCATCTGCGCCTGCTTCCGTTGCTTCCGCCACCAGTCCAGCGTCCCCGCGACGGCCTTCTGCGGCTGCTTCGGGGCCTTGGGCGGGAATTCGTGAAGATGGTACTTGAACCCGTCCCAGGCGTGGTTGTCCTTGTCCTCGATTTCCTCTTTCAGGGTGTGGTGCTGCTGCTGCGATTCGGACCAGTCCTTGAATCGCAAGCGCCCGATCTCCCAGACGAGGCAGGGAGCCCCCGGTCCTGCGTATCCCTGCTGCACGAACGCCTGGTCTACGTCCAACAGCGCCGGCGGGCACATAATGACGCACCCCGGATGTTCCAGGTCGCGCCACAAATCCGTTAACCACTCCGCCACCATCGTATCCGCCCCGCGCTGGCCCGGGACGAAATGCACGCCATGTCGGCGGAACAATTCAGCCACGCTCTTGGTCGTCCCGTCCTCCATCGGCTGGTCTTCCTTCCAAATCGAGGGATCAGCGATGATGCGCGTCATGTCGGCCCAATGGGGATTGCCCTCGAATCGGCGTCCATCCAGCGTCCGCACATTCTTGCCCTGGATGATCTTGGCAATGTCTACGGCACCGACCTGGGAGGCGTAGAATTGCCAGACGGGAATGGACCGGCCGTCGCGGTCCTGGCCGATGACCATAAAGCACGCCGGATTCCGCCAGCCGTGATCGTAGGCCCCGTAGAGGCGCATGGTATCCGGGGCATACGGGGGAACGCAGATTTTCCGTTTCTCGGTCGCCCAACGGGGGAAAACCAATGTCCCACCCAACGCGCCGTAATCAATCTCCATCTCCCGGCGCCACCGGGCGCTGTGGATGCCGCCCACGATGCCGGTCAGGGCCTTCTCCAGCCACCGGTCGCCTTCGGGCGTGCCGGCACGCTTTGCGGGATCAGCGGAATAGTGAACGCGCACGACGGGAACGTGATCCTCCGTCATGCGGAACGTGATGCCGTCCATCCTAGTGGAACCCCATCAAGGTTTTCGCCAGGACCGCCCGTTTCTTCGTGGCCGGTCCCTTCTTGCCGGCGAGGGCCGCCCGCAACTTCGCCCCGGGGATTTTCTTCCCCACCGGGACGCCGAGGTCGCGATGGAGCGCCCCCTTCTCCATGTGCATGCCCGCGATCCATTTCTCTGCCATCTATGCCCCCTCCGCCCCCACCCACTGCGCGAAACTTCCCGGGGCTGCGCTGCTGACCGCGATCAACTGCCCGCCGCCCTTGATGGCCGGCATCGCCGCATCCTTCGCGCTCGCAAACTCCGGCTGGAACGCCGCCTCGTCGGCGACAAGCACCGACGGCGTATTCGACCGGATGATGTCCGCTCCTTCAGGAATCCCCCAAATCCGACTGCCCAGCGGGAACCGGAGATTGCACCGGCTGGCCCCCTTGGGGAAAATTCCGTCTTGCAATGCCCGCGGCAGATTACTCTCCATGAAACTGATTCGCGCGATATGCGGCTCCTTGTCATATACGACATTGGCGGCATCGTCTTCCTTCTTGCTCTGCCATAGAATCAACTGGTGCGCCTGGAACTTCGCCCGCCAGAGGCAGTACCCGGCGAGCAGCCACGTCGCCAGGACCTGCCGGGATTTCTCGATGGCGAGCATGCCCGTGTTGTAGAAATCCGCCACGGGGATTCCGCCGTCCATCGCATATCGCGCCTTCGCCGGTTCAATCAACCCCGCCGTGAGCAACAGGCAATCGAGCATGACCCGGAGGTACATCTTGTCGGGGATCAACTTCACCGGCGTGACCGGATCATGCTCATCCTTCGTTTTCACCACCTGGGCATCGAAGATGAAATACTGCGCCGAGCGGCGACAGAGTTCATACTCGGGATCGGCGGAGATCATGGCCGCGACTCCGAAATCGCGGGGGGAGACAAAGAATTCTCCCGATACTTATTCACAACGCCGAGGGCCTTCAACGCGGCACAGGCAAGCGCGAGATCGTAGGAGGAGGCAAATTCGGCGTTGGTATCGGAATTGTTTTCGAGGACGACCGTTACACCTCTGCCGAAAAAGCGGCCTGGATAGGCGCTGAGATGCCAACCGAGGCGAGAAAGTTCATCCTGAAGCAACCTGAGAGGCCCAGAGGGTGACCAGAGGTGGGGATCGGAAGAAAGGGCCGGAAAGTAGATGTCACGTTTGGAAGGGGATACGCACGGGTGCATAAGGCGGGCCGCGGGTTGCGACCCTCCCCCCCCGTCCTCTTGACGGACCGGATTGCATTTGGAATGGAGTCCGGAATCAACAGAATCAACCACTTACAGCCTCCTCTGCTGAATCGAGTGCCTTGGGCGCATGCAATCGAGCAAGGGCCTCATCCTTGAGCCGCTTGAGTACGAGTAGCTCGTCATCCGTTAGGCCACGGAGCCACTCACGGTCGTCCCTGGCATTGACATCGACGTGCATCATCTGGCCCAGTCCGAGCCCCTTAAGGGCCTGCTCACGCCACTTGGCGTGTGCCGCGGTATCTCCGGCGAGCGAGCGCGACAGGCTGTCCATGTGGATTTTGAGCCCTAGGCGCTCACCATACGCCTTGATATCCTCGCCAGGGATCGGCCTAGCCCACGTCGGCAGCCGTCCGTAGGGATCGGCGCTCGCTCGACCGTCGGGCTGTGCTATGACCCCGTTGATCGGGCGAGGTCGCCGCCGGCCGATCGACCCGTTATGAGTCGCTCTCTTAACCAACGTTGCACCGTAGACTCCGGCACCAGCCGCACGTGCGAGCGTGTGTGCCGGTACCGGGGGACTTGCTCTACCCACACCAGTCGAGTGATTGTGCGCGGCTTGACGCGTAGGATTTCGGCCGCCTCGGCGTAGGTATAGTATCGCTCTACTGGCGGATCATCGCTCTCGGTGGGTGGCATCGCTCATTGCCCCGATGTGTATCTGGGTGGTGCCGTCGGAGCTTGGGTCCCTACGCTCCGAGGAAACGCGCGCGTAGTACGCATACCGCGGGATTTTCTCCTTGTCAAGCACAAAATCGAGCTTGGGAAATTTCGTGGGGTTTCGTTTTCACAAGCTCATGCTTGTTCCGTACAAGCTCAAGCTTGTGAAATTCACAAGGTGGCGCTTGTGAACAACAATCGCCTGCAATCTTGTCCCAACACCCAGACAGCTTGCAATCCTTCCCCAATCCTTGTAAGTGCTTGATTTTTAAGGGCAAAGTGCCAATTTGCAGGTATTTTCGTGTGACATTGCGTCCCATGACCGATAATGCTACAAACACAGTTTTGCGAGCAAAATCACGCACTTAGCCAAACCACGACATTTGGCATCGTGCGTGCAGATATGACGGGCATCGCCGCAATGGTGCGGCGGGATCGGAAAGGAGATAGGGGCCATGAAAATCATGAATCACGCAGCAACCTGGTCGTGGACCCGATCCTCAGCAATGGTACTGTGGGGATCCCGGATTTCGGCGATCGCCAACTAGTACCGGATCTCCGTAAAGCCGGATCGTGCGGCGTGTCCGCTAACTCTGGGGGCCAAATGACAACAGCGTTGTGTGTGCAAGGCTCGCCAGGTGACGAGCAGAAAGGGGGCGCCATGAAAGCGCACAAGGCCATGACCCCACAAGAGCAATACGAAAAACTATTTCGCGAGTCGGATTGGCAAGGCATCATCGAATTAGCTGCAAAATACACCAATTGGTCTCCCGATGGCTATCCAAATCCAGGTGAACAGCTGGACTCGGCAGTGTGTGCCCTGCGCCAAGCGGGAATCGCTGTCTAGCTCTATGGGGACACACCATGAGCTGCCTTTCGGTGAGCCACGGCCCGCAAGGGCCGGTAAACCCCAAGCCCGGTGGCAGGGCGAGGCAGACCGGAGCAAAATCACCTCCCGGACTGGGTTGCACGGCTACTGCGCGATGGACTGAGGGGAGTCTGTGCCGCTTTGGGGAAGGCGAAGGAGGTAACAGCATGACAACCCTACGACGGCCGGTAGTCAGGATCGTATCTACCGCCCTTTTTTCTCAGGGCCGCTGCCGCCCGCTTGTAGTTAGCCTGAAGCCCCCCGGCGATGTATTGGGCCTGCGGCTCAAGGGCGAGCGGCGCACATATTGGTTGCCGCTTGGATGGTGCTACGCCCAGGCCGTGCGACTGGCCGTTGCACAGAAACGGGCGACGAAATCCCGGAAGGGGAACACAGCATGAGCCACCTGACCCGGGTCCTAGCAGTGCTTGACCATCTCCAGGACTTCACCTCGCCCGGCGACATCTGCCGGGTGCAGGGAATCAAC